CGGACTGAGGACGTCCATAGCGCTCTAGGTGCTTCGGATCAAGATAGGGTTCATCACCCCTCTTGAGGAAGTACTTTAGCAGGGCAGCACCGCCCTCCACATGTGAATGTGGTGGGTGGGCGACGAGAACATAACCTCTGACTAAGGGGTTATGCAAACAAACACCTACTTTCTGGGTTTCGAATCCCAGAAATGAGTGTCTGCCCAACACAGGACTCGTTTCCTCTACAACAGGATAGTATGGGAGTAAATCCCCTATCTTGTCATCGAGGAACCTTGTGACACCCCAGTAACCAGCCTTATAAAACTGATTACGGAGGCTTACCAAGGAAACGAGTTCTGGAGCGCTCCCACGTGAGGTAGGAAATACTCGACGGACACGAACGATGGAAACATCCGTGCCGTCATAGTATTCCTTACCGCAAGACTCTCTGAACTTTCCAGTCCAGAAACTCTTACCGCGGTTCACTAGAAGACCAAAATCTTCTAGTCTCGCGATAACGTGGGAAACGAAGTTTGCGGGGACAATGATATCATCCCCGTAAACATGCACCGAACCGATAAAGGATTTGACATCCCTTATCGTAAGGCGTCGCCTTAGCGCATCTTCAATTCCAAGGAAGATTATGGTCGTAAAGACCATGGCTTCAATGGGAAAGCAGAGCGCTGAACCCATAGACGCGTACTTGGCCAAGCGTAAAACGCCATAGCCAGGCACGTCAGCCTTCCGTGAACGAGTAGCATCTAATGCCTCACCGAAATGAGGAAAGAGATGAACGAGTGCACGTACATGCTGATTGGAGACGCGATCGGAAGCTTCACTCAAATCGAGTGTAGCAATGGACCCATTAATGGACCCATTTTGCGCCAAATGCTGATTAAGCGTTTGGTCATCAAATCCGACGAAGTTGCTACAGAGGAAGTCACGCCTCTGTAACAATCTAACAAGGGGTTCCAATAGAGATTGCTGCGTGTATTGCATACACGTAGGCTCTATTGCAATAATCCTTGGTGTCTTCAACGTTTTAGGAACCAGAACGACCCTAACAGGTCGTTCAGCACCAGGTTCAAGGATATCCACGTCCTGGAGGTCTTGAAAATACCTCCAGTTCGGGGCCAGGAACTCACCATGAGGAAAAAGATATTCCAAACGGTGAGTCCACTCGCTTTGATAGTACTTTTGGTTTCCCTTAAGCCTATCTGCGGTGGAACCTGGCCCATGCTTTGGAACTAAACCACCTTCATAGACCAAACGGTCCATGTTTTGCAGTGGTTCGCTCCAGAGCATAGTTGAGATTCTCCTGAATGAGTCCATTTTTGGGCTCATTGGATCAAGAGAATGATCAACGCTACGGACATCCTTTTCACACTGGACATATTTCTGGATAGCTGCTCGATTGCGCCTTTCGGTGCAAGGGAGATCCACCTTCGCAAACATCAGAGTAATCTGACGAATTGCTTGGATGGCGTCGCTATCCGGAAAGTCCAGAAGGCAACCGTCTTTCCGGTCAAAGATGAGATCGAGGAAACCTCCTAAAAATAGGGGGAGACCTCCTTTCCAAGGGAAACCCTTGAAAAGATGGCGATCTACATACCCTTGGTCTAGACCTTTTTGGAGGTCCGCGCCAAAGGTAGGTAAGGCTATCGTAAGAAACGATAGACCCTCATCTTTGAAACGCGCCGCGACTCTTTTGGAGTCACGGCTGGTGCTTACGTTACACCAGGTTCCCCTATCAAGGAGAACCTCTGGCAAGAGTTGCATAAGGCTTTTCATAGCCTCCCTTTCTAAAGAAAAGGTAGGTTATCCATAGTCAAAGCAATCTCGGAACAGACGTAACAATGCGAGTATCAACAAGTATAGGATGTAGAGAATATTTAGTTCTCCCCACCCAAAAGCTTGGTGATATTCGCTCCGGAAGATGCAGACATCCAGGCCAAAAAGCCATCGACGATCTGCTTCTGCTCAACGACACTGTAACCATACATCGGAACGTCCGCAACAACATAAAAACTCATGCTGTACGGAGAGTTCTGAGCAGGGAACAGGGGGTCGGAGGCAGTCTTCCGATGATCAATGCGCGCAGTGCGTCGAACCCTCTTACCATAGAGGGAGGACACAGTGAGCTTGACATTGCCGTCGTCTTTTGTAAAGGCGCCAGCGTTGTCACGACTACTAGTTCTCGCAAGAGAATTAGCAATCGCATTGATCGTAATTGTTTGTGGGTCCGAGAATGCCATATGACACAGCTCCTACTAGTGAATGCACACACCAACGGGTGTTGGTGTGTGTTGCCACTAGTGCCACTAAAATGACAAAAGTGACAGGACTCAGTACATGCTAATCAAACAATTAGCATTATACCGAACCCTGTGAGTATGACGAGAAGCAGTATAATAAGATAAAATACTGCCCACTCGAAGTCACTCACAAGCCGCTCTTGGAAATTCCAAGAGCAGCGGTAATAGCCAGCTGCATGGGCGTTAGCCCATCCCACTGGATACTGAACCCATAAGGAGACGCTTTCAAACGGCGTTTACTTATTGTAGTAAACTTTTGTATGAAAGGACCAGCCGGACCGGACTTAAAGTCCACCCCGGATAGCGTGTAGGTGTCAGAGATTGTTTCCTTTCTCATGACGTACCCCCACCGCATGGTCTGACCACTTGTGGCCCACGCGGAGACGTTTTGGACGACATCCCCGATGTTCGTGAACCAGTCTATGGCCCAGCTCCACGGTGTTAACTGCCAGACAACATCGGGCGTAATGCCC